AAGGAGATTATTATGAGTGCTCAAGATCGTTATAGACAAATAATTGAGTCTTTAGTTAATGGTGAAAAAGATGAAGCATCTGCACTATTACATGAGGCTTTCGTAGAAAAAGCTCGTGATATTTGGTCAAATATCGTAGAGCAAGACGAGATCGTTGAAGACGAGATCGCAGATGAAGATCTAGAAGAAGCAATTGGCGACGAAGAAGCTGGTGACTTCCTAGATGACATCGAAGAAGATGATGATGAAATCGATGCTGAAGAAGCGTTCGGTGAAGCAGAAGATGAAGAAGAAGAAGGCGAACTAGACCTAGACGACGAAACAATGGAATTAGCCATTGACGGCGACGAAGGCGAAGAAGCTGGAAATCCAGAAGAAAAAGCAGAAGAGGCTTTAGATAGTGTAGAAGATGCACTTGGTGAACTAAAAGCAGCTTTTGCAGAAATTATGGGTGATGATTCTGCTGAAGACGAAATGGACGTGGAAGAAGCATTTGAAGAAGTAGAAGAAGTAGAAGAATCTGAATCAGAGGAAACTCTAGAAGAAGAAGCAAAACTTTCTGCTGTATCTGTTTCACATCCTGACAACACAGACGGTAAAGCAGGTCCTGTAGGTCCTGGTATGAAAGATCCGTTCTCTCATGTTGACAGTGAAAAATCAGGTGATGACATGATGTCAAAAGGCGGCACTGAAAAGGGCGGTAAAGCGCCAGCTGCTAAAGACATGGGTGCAACAAGCCCACAAAATGTCAAAGATCTAAAACCTGCGCCAAAGGCAAAGGGATAATAGATTATGGCTAATAGAACCCTTGTAGAAAAACTTTCATTTGATCAAGCAAATTGTGTCGTTGAGTCTAAAGATGACGGCAACGGTAACAAAAACTTGTTCATGGAAGGTATATTTGTACAAGGCGAAAAGCGTAATCAAAATCAAAGAGTTTATCCAGTTTCAGAGATTTCAAAGGCTGTTAAAAATATTCAGCATAGAATTGATGAAGGATTCTCAGTATTAGGCGAAGCAGACCACCCGGAAGATTTACAAGTAAATCTAGACCGTGTAAGTCACATTATTGAAAAAATGTGGATGAGCGGTAGTGATGGTCTAGGACGTCTTAGACTACTACCAACTCCAATGGGTAATATTTGTAAAACTCTATTGGAAAACAAGTGTAGGCTTGGTGTCTCAAGTAGAGGTAGTGGAGAAGTAGACGGAAGCGGAAACGTTAGCGGTTTCGAAATTCAAACAGTAGATATCGTTGCTAACCCGAGCGCACCGGATGCGTATCCAGATCCATTATATGAAGCGATTATGAATGGTAAGCGTGGTAATATTTTAATGGACGTGGCTAAGGCTACCAATCATGACACTAAAGCACAAAAGTACTTACAAGAAGAAGTACTTAGATTAATCAATAACCTAAATATTAGGAGAACGTAAATGGCTCATGCAATCGAACAACTCCTAAGTTCAGAAGTGCTTTCAGAAGAAGTGCGTAGCACTCTTACTGAAGCATGGGAAGCGAAACTAGCTGAAGCTCGCGAAGAAATTACATTTGAACTTCGTGAAGAATTTGCACAGCGTTATGAAGCAGATAAAGAACAAATGGTTGAAGCATTGGATGCAATGCTAGGTGATACCATTAAATCAGAACTAGAGGAATTTAGTGAAGATAAACAAGCTGCTGTTGCTGCAAAAGTTGAGTATCAGAAACAAATCGCAGAACATGCAAAATTACTTGATTCGTTTGTTATGGAAACTTTGAAAAAAGAAATCCAAGAACTACGCGATGATCGTAAGTTGCAGGAAAGTAACTTCCAGATGTTAGAAGGTTTCGTAATTGAACAACTAACATCAGAACTTAATGATTTCCACCAAGACAAAAAAGATCTTCTAGAGCAGAAAGTCAAATTGGTGAAAGAAGGTAAGGAAATGATTGCCGAGGCTAAGGCAAAGTTTATTGAAAAGGCTTCTACAAAACTAGCAACTATTGTTGATGAAACATTAACAAAAGAACTAGGTACATTGAAAGAAGACATTCAGCAGGCAAAAGAAAATATGTTTGGTCGTAAGATCTTCGAAACTTTTGCAACTGAGTTCATGGGCTCGCATTTAGCAGACGGTACACAAGTTTCTAAACTATCCCAGCAAGTAGCAGATTTATCTATTAAGTTAGAAGAATCAAATAAACTTATTGCTGATAAACAAGGATTGATTGAAGCAGCAGAAAAGAAGGCAACTCGAATTGCGGAAGCAAACGACCGTGCCAGAACTTTGGCTGATTTATTAAGTCCGTTATCGAAAGATAAACGTGAATTGATGGGCAACCTACTTGAGAGCGTAGCAACTACAAAGTTGCAAGCTGCATATAACAAGTATTTGCCAACTGTTTTAAATGAAACAGTTAAAGAATCAAAATCACAAACACTAAAGGAATCTCAGAAGACTGAGATTACAGGTAACAAGGCTCGCACACAGGATACTGATAGCGACGCTGAGATTATTAACCTAAGAAAATTAGCCGGTATCAATTAATAAGGAGTATACCAAAATGTCACAGAACCTATTTGAAAATTGGGACGTTACTAAAGGCGCCCTAACAGACGGTTTAACAGGCAGCAAGAAGGTAGTAATGGAAAGTGTTCTAGAAAACACTAAGTCGTACTTGATGGAAACAGCTGCTAGTGGAACAACAATGGCAGGTAACATTGCAACACTAAACAAAGTTATCCTACCAGTAATCCGCCGTGTTATGCCAACAGTTATTGCAAACGAACTTGTTGGTGTTCAACCAATGACTGGCCCAGTTGGCCAGATTCACACTCTACGTGTACGTTACAGCGAAACAGCTGCTGGCGTAAACGCTGGTGATGAAGCACTAAGCCCATTTGCTATTGCAAATGGTTATTCTGGAGACGCTTCAACAGGCGGTCCTGCATCTACTTCAAGTCTTGAAGCAGACGGCGGTCGTGCGATGAGCATCCAGGTACTAAAGCAGACAGTAGAAGCGAAGACACGCAAGCTATCAGCTCGCTGGACTTTCGAAGCTGCTCAAGATGCACAATCTATGCACGGCCTAGACGTTGAAGCAGAAATCATGCAAGCACTAGCTCAGGAAATTACTGCTGAAATCGATCAGGAAATCCTAAGTAGCCTAGATACACTTGCTGGTTCAGCAACTGACACATATAACCAGGGTGGTGTTAGTGGTACTCCAACATTCGTTGGTGACCAACACGCAGCTCTAGCGGTTCTAATCAACCGTTCAGCAAACCTAATCGCTTCACGCACACGTCGTGGCGCAGGTAACTGGGTTGTTGTTAGTCCAACAATTCTAACAGTACTACAGAGTGCAACAACTTCTGCATTTGCTCGTACAACTGAAGGTCCTTTCGAGGCTCCAACAAATACTAAATTCGTTGGCACACTAAACGGTACAATGAAAGTATTCGTTAACCAGTACGCTTCAGATAGCGCAAACGTTCTTGTTGGTTACAAGGGCGATGGTGAGATTGATGCGGCAGCATTCTATTGCCCATATATCCCACTAATGTCATCTGGTACAGTACTAGATCCAGCAACATTCGAGCCAGTCGTATCATTCATGACACGTTATGGTTATGTTGAATTAACAAACCAGGCTTCATCTCTTGGTAATGCTGCTGACTATCTAAGCAAGATTGGCGTTAACGCTGGTAACCTTTCTTTCCAGTAAAACTTGCTATAAGC